TATTCAAAAGCGCGTTCACGTTCTCTGGCCGCTACTTCTTGGGGTGTCTCTAACCCAAACATTGAATAGACTGTACTTTGCTTTGCCATATTATTTACCTAAATGGAAATCTTGATTGTGATGCTACCCAAGGTGACTGAATGGGTGTTCCTATCGGTTGAAAATTAAAAGTGCTTGCGTAGTTCTGAACAGCAGGACTAAATGCAGTAATTCCTGTCCAGTTCGGTGGTGACGCAGACGAACCTGCTTCTATCCCCCCATTCCCATTCCTACTGCACCCGCTAAACTACCGAAGAATCCTGCAGTAGCTTCTTGCTGACGTTGAGCCATATCAGCGGCTGTAGCGTATGGTGAAATAGCAAGGTTGCCTGCACCCAATGCCGCCGCCGCACGAGCCTGTTCAGCAGAGAGTCCCTGTGCCATCAATGCTTGTTCAAGCCCACTGATTTGTGCTCCTGCACCTAATAAGCCTGATGCAAGTTGACCTAGCTGTGCTTGTTCACCAAAGGCTTGAGCACGAGATTGAGCCGCAAGCTGTGCAAGTGTTTGTTGTTGTGCTCTACCTAAGCCTAATGCATCTGGAGAGACCATGCCTGAGTCCCTACCTAATCCTGCAGACTCTCCTGCCATGCGAAGACCTAACCGTCCTGTACCAAACAAGGATGATTGAAGCTCTGTTGCCTGACGTTGGAACTCTGGTTGTAGCAAGGCCGCTTGTTCTTGATACACTTCAGCGGCTCTAGCAGATGGATCAAAGGCCGCTACTTGACCAAACAATCCTTCCGCACCACCTAGTGCTGTTCCTAGAATGCGTTGATACTCTGGAGACAATGTAGTTGCAAAGCCTGTATCCGGGCTGTACGTTGCTGTCCCCATGCCTGTTGTAACTGTATAGGGCTTAAAGTAAGCAGACTCAGCACGACGAGCCGCCTCTTGTATGCCTTGCCCCGCAATTCCTGAACCGCCCTTACCGAACAGTCCACTTACTATACTACCCATATGTATATATACTCCGTTGTATTTTATCGATGCATGTTACATCAGTTAAAAATTGGTATCCTAGTTTCTTTACAAACTTTTCTAGTTTTGAGTTATCAACCACGCAATAGAATGGTTGTCCTGCAATGATGTTTAATAATGAGTGTACGTCTGCAAACTCTTTGGCAATCTTTGGTGTCCACCTGTACACATCAGCATGTGTCCATATTTTGTTTTCAAAGTATTCATAATAAATAGTGTATGCAGGCTGTATAGATACTGGTGTTTTAATCATTAAATACTTAATGTATTGATTGTCAATGATCCATCACCAGTAAATGTATGGAAATGACGTGTAGTATCTCCAGAGCCTGTGGTAGTTACTGTGCCGCCTGTTAAGAGTTGGTTAGCATTAACATAGGATACAATCACAATGCCTTGATATCCATTACCACCTGCGGGACTTGTGCCTGTAGCACCACCTCCGCCACCACCACCGGCACCGTAGAATGTTGCGGCACCACCTGAACCACTGCCACCACCGGCACCACCACCACCGGCACCTCCTGCTCCTCCTGACGGGTCACCACCGCCACCACCAGAGCCTGCGTAACGTGTGGAATTAACTGACCAGACAGTTCCTGCTTGACCGGCAGAACCGTTAGTATCGTCTCGTCCTTGTCCACCTTGCACACCATTTGGTGATCCACCGGCACCTCCTGCACCAGTACCACCGGCTTGTCCGGAGCCACGATATCCACCACCACCGCCTGTTGCAGTAATGTTTAAGGTTCCTGTAATTTCAGAGTCACCACCAGATTCACCGGGGTTTACTCCTGTATCACCGCCATCACCAATTGTAATACTTGCGGAGAAATCAGCGTTTAAAGAAACAGTCGATGTTCCAGAGTTGACACCTCCGCCGCCACCGCCGCCACCGCCGCCCCCAGTACCGTCAGGAACGCCTTCACCACCACGGCCACCCCCGCCTACTACAAGGTAATCTAAATCAATCTTTGCATGAGCTAACTGCCATGCATCACTTTCTTTGACCCAAACTTCAGTCGCTTCTTTCCATGCACCGTCATCGTATACATGCACTTCGTCTTGAAGCTCCCAAGTGTCACCGGTTTTAACATAAACACCGATAGCCATTATGCAGTGTACCTATACCAAATATCACCATTAGCCCCGCCTGACGGAGCAGATGTACTAACTGTGCGAGTTCCAAAGCCGTTTGTAGTTGTATCCATTTTTGCAGAAGTTACCGCACCATCGACAATCTGTGCAGTGTCTACAATATCTGATTGAGCTAATGCAGATTGTACCATTGCTGTAGTTGCAAGTTGTGTTGTATTTGTTGATGCCGGTGCTGTATCTGCCGCAGGAGTTCCAGTAAATGTTGGAGATGCAATATCAGCTTTAGTTGCTATTGATGTTTCAATAGCCTCAAATTCATCGTCAATCTCTGTGCCTTTAACAATCTTTGCGGCATTACCAGTAGCTAGAGTATCCTTACTGGCAAAGTCTGTAAGTTTTGTATAATCAGTCATTAGTAGACCCTACCTTGTTTAACAAATATATCTAGTTTTTGAATGGATAATTCAGCCCCATTTACTGTTGCTTCAAAACCAATCTGTAATACATTGCCTGTACCACCACTTGCAGAGCGCACAACTTCTGATAAAGTTCCTGTTTCATATTCTGTGCTGTAATCCCCGCTTTGGGTATACAATGTAACTCTTGTACGAGTACCATCATCAGTTGAATAATAATATGTATCCGTATCTTCCCAAACTTTTAATGGAGTATCATAGGTTGCATCTTGAGTTGTTTGAAAATCTACAGTATAATGTACATCTGGAGTTCCTTCAACTGTAATCGTTGAAGCTCCTTGTGCTCCTGCTACTACTGTATTGTTTAAACCATACTCAGCTACTCCATATTCTGACACAGTTTTGGTACGCAATACTGCAGGATATGATTGATATGCATCTGTATAATCAAAACCAGATTTTAATACAAAGTCTTGAGCAGAACCACCAATCACTGTGGTAGCAAGACGCTTTAATATTTTAAATTGTGATGGATTACCAAAGTCAAAGTAGTTCGTATAATACTTCATTCGATATGAACCACTATTATCTTGATAGGTTGCGTAATCTGCAATGCCGTTGGTTTGTGTAAAGTATACGGCGTTAGGTAAAGACAACATATTAGTTTGTGTTTGTGTATCCCATATAGTAACACGTAACGATCCATTTGGTAATGGCGCTCGTGTATCAAAACAATACACACGTTCAAATGATGGGAACAACAATAAATAAAATGCATTGTCTTCAGAATAGATAGCTTTGATATCTGCTACCGTTTCTGTTTGTGTTGCCTGCACAATATCATCTCGAATATTTGCAGACAGATCACGCATAGGTAGTGATTTTTCTTGGATGACTCGACCAAGACTACGTAGTCCATCTTCAGATAAGAAGAAGATATCAAGACCAGTGTTCTGAATACTGTCACGAGCAACACAACCAACACGACTAATGACTTCAATCAATCGCATAGTTGCAGGATCAAAAGAAGCACCACCTGTGTTGTCGTCAAAGATAACAATGTTTTGTTTACAGAAAACAATTAACTGACCGTTTTGAGCACCGATACCAATAATCTCATCGGTGCCTTTAACCAAGATCATGCTTAAATCAATTGACCCAGATGAGCCTGTACCCCAATCACTACCAGATAATAGGTCAGACCAGTACAATGTCATTTTATTTGAAATGGTATCAGCAACCCATAAACGTCCATATGCAGACAGTACAGTGTTACCATTAGGAGCAGTACCAGAATAATCAGACTCATCTTCGACATCTGTGATTGTTCCACCAACAGGATCATACACCATTGGTTTATAACCACTCTGGAAGAAGTATGCCTTATCGTTTAATGTTGCACACTGCCAGTTGCCTGCCGTAATGGTGTTGTCTGTTGTTGGTGTAATTGTTGTAAGTGTACCAATGCCTGTATAGAATGCTGTATCAGACCAAGAAATAATTGTTTCAGAACCAGTGATATCTACAAAACGATGAGCACCTACTAAGGCAACACCATCGCTTCCACTGGTTAAATAACGCCAACCCTTACGAGCACCTAAGCGTCCATACTTGTCAATGATACAATTGTCAGCAACGAGTGCATACCCATCTTCAAGCGTAACAGAAGATTCTTGAGTGTTAAGCCCAAAGAATCCCGGTGCGGCAATACTGGCTGACTGTAAAGGCTTTGTCATGGAGCATTCCAAATAAGTTCTTCAGGGTGCTTTCCTTGATCTAAAGAAATTGCATCTGATAATGAACGCTGTGCTGTATTGTAGGCAGATAATGCAGGAACACCGCCGTCTTCGCCTCGTTCTTCTACAGCTTTGGCATATGCTAAATGTAAAACAGGCTGTGAAGGAACAGTTAATTGATCTGTGTTATTAACCAAAGCCGAAGGACGCAAGACAATATTAAAATCAATTGAATAAACACCATCAGGAATAGGGTGAAAACGAACTTTTGTATCTAAATCACTTGCAACCCCATCAAAGCTATAGTATCTTGGAGAAGCCGATGAAACCGCTGTTGTTAAAAACAACCGATTCATTTCAATTGATGGTTTGTATTCTAAAAAGAAATTATCTGTATCGTTTGCAACATCTAATACAGTTAATCGACTTTGCGTTGCAGGCAGTTCATAACTATATGTACCAGACGTTGTAGAAATTGTTAAGGTCTGGCGTAATGAACTCCAGTTCCATGCATTCTCAACTTCTTCTTTTGCATCATTCACTAAGATGCCCACCAAAGTCGAGTAGGATGTTTCATCTACTGTAGATACAGTACGCTCTCGTAATCTACGTAGTATGTTGTTTACAATATCTAAGTATGTCATCTTAGTTCCTAATTTATATCACACTATTCTACCACATTTTAGTAGAAAAGTCAACCCCTACCACTTAACTTTATCAGCCCAATATGCCGCAGACATTTTACCCTTTGCAATATTTTTACTATGACGGGCTTTAAATGACGCACGTTTCTTTTTCATTCGGTCTGATTCTCCTGCCTTTGGTTTGCCTGCAGTCTTTGCACCTTGCTCACCAAAACGAATAGTTTTAATTTGATCGCCTTCTTTAGCTACAACGACATGAGACTTTTTAGGATGATTGGGTGTACGTTTTGGTTTATTAAAACCACTAACACCGGCTTTAGCTAATCGTGGATCTTGTTTAACAGGCACATTAGCCTCCTTGGATAATTGCATTTTCTTCAATAAACGACATAAGCATAGTCATTTGTTGCGTAGAAAATGCAGAGATACTGTCACCTTCACGCATCATAATAAAAGAATTGATTGTTCCACCAATTTGAAGAAAATCTTTACCTGTTACCGTGTAACCTTCAAGGACAGAAAATGTAGAGTCTTGTGCCGCACTGTAATAATCAACCTCTACATTTCCATTAGAGCCACTGGTATTGGTAATGTACAGGAGCACCCACTGTGCGCTTTTACCTGCCGGTACAGTGTACACAGTCTGTGGAGTGCCTGTCAGTACAGCACCGTAGGTTTTCTTAATCATTTACGTCTCTTTCCTGAAGCTGTCACTTTGTGCTTGATCTTTGCAGGGCCGGTCTTGCGTTGGATGCTTGATCGTTTTTCTGCCGCTGTCATTTTCTGTGCTACTTTTTTTGGACGGCAGGATGGGTAAGGGCGTTTGGAAGTGCCTTTTGCGCTTTTGCGTCCACAAGCCTTCCCTGTCTTGAGATCTACCCATTCTTCCTTGAACCATTTAGTTAGACCACCTTTAGGCTTACTTGTACGTGCCACCACGTTTTTTGTACTCCTTGGTTAACCAACCCGATGCATATGCAGAAGGCCAAACTTTGTATTTCTTTTTAGCTTCAGCTTTCACACGATTATACAGTGCTTTATTTTTTGGTTCTGCCACTCTTCTTTACCTTCTTCAAATCAACCGCAGTAATTTTCTTACGAGGAGGAGCTACTGCCGCTAATCTTTTTTGTTTAGGGCTATATTTACTATACGGCATTATTTTTTCTTTTTAGAAAGTAAGTATTTTTTAGCAAACTCCGCATCTTTCTTGCGTTCTGCCGCTTCTTTTTTCATAGCACGTTGCACTGCACCCGGATCACGATGCTTTGGACGCGCTGTTGTTGTTTTCTTTTTAGGCCGTCCTACTTTACTTCCGTATGTTCCTTTTCCGTATGGCATCATAGTCTCCTATTTTTTAAGTTCAGTTGTGTACTTTTTACCATTCCAAGTAAATGTTTTAGCACCTTTGTTGCGGAAATGTCTAAAGGCTTCACGGAATGATACACCACCTTTAGAAACACCAACATTGTAGTTTTTAGTTTGACGTTGAGTTTCACGATTGACAAACTCATTGCGACGAGATTCCATGCCCTTCATAGTATCTCGACCACCGCCTAGCTTTTCAGCCTGTAGTGCGGCACCAACTCCAGTCATACCACGAGCAAGTCTACCAACACGTGATGCAGTTTGTGCAACCTTCTTAGCTGTGGTAGTACGTTTATCAGTACGAATGCCTTCAGTAGAGCCTGTTAATGCTTTACGCTCTGCACGAAGTGCTCTTCTTGTGCCAGACTTTGGTGGAGTACGTTTAGCCATTTCAGTTTTGCTTAGGGCTTTATTGCGAGCTTGACGCT